AACTTGAGTATGACCACCACGAATACCAGCATAATCGTAAGCATCAAAACCATTAGCAATCAAAACTGAATCAATGCGATCACTTGTAGGCTGAACACGAATTTGAGTTCCACCAGTAAAAGCAGCGTTGCTAACTTTATACAACAGGTCTAAAGCCGTAACAGTCGCTTGACCATCAAAACCAGACTCACCATAAGTGAAATCCCAAGTCTGCACATAACCTGTAAAACGTCTAATGCTATTACTGCTAACCCTAATGTTTCCTGCAGGTTGAACCATCGTATAACCGCCAGCCCCATACCAAAGCGGAGAGCTAGTGTTCAATGGGTCAAAGACACGACTATTATTTACAAACGTTACAGACAGAGTTCCTGCAGAAAAATCATCTAAAACACGACTAATCCCACGACCAATAGAAATGCTTTGAACGTATTGTGTTACATCAACATACGAACTAGCCCCAAACTGAAGCTCAACAACATAAGTAGGCAAAGGCATTGTTTATGGTTTCTTACCTGTTGTTGCAAGATTAAACGGCAAACTACCATTCTGCTTAACATACTTACCTAAAGCATCAACAGTAGCCTTCGGATCAGCATTAGTAACGTTAATAGTTATATTCTGAGTTGTAGGGCGTTGCGGTAAACCAGGAAAAGTTCCTGCATTTTTTATCAAATCTGCCCTGTTTTTCTTTAACTCTTTTTCTCTCGCTGCCTTTTCTTCAGGTGTCTGCATTTTAGTATCTCCAGACAAACTTAAAACAGTTGCAACAGTCGCAAGTGGGCCAGCAACCTTTAAGAACTTCAACATCTTTGGGCCAAGTTTTCCAAACCACCCGAACGGCCCACCATCACCAGTAGGAACTGCACTTTTAGCAGAAATCGCAGTCATTGCAGTAACAAGGTTAGCAACAGTCTTGCCTGCATTAGCCAACATAAAGATTCCCTTTAGGGCAAGCAACGCAGGCAACGCTTTAATCAAAGAAGTCGCAATGTTCTTGAAACCTTCAACCGCATTACCATTACCAAACAAAGCAAAGAAATCTCCAACACCTGCTATAACTTCACCTACAGCATCCTGAATCTCTGTAAAAGTCTTTCCTACATCAGACTTAGGGTTAGCGAGATCATCAAAGAACTTACCTACAACTTCAATCGCCCCACCAGGCTTACCAATCTCATCAATAAAATCAGTAATAATAGGTAAAACAACAACACCCAACTTCTCTTTAAGTATGTCCATACTGTTGTTTAGTTTCATAAAAGGATCAGCCTGTTGAATAGCTGCACCGCCAACAATCTTCTCTAAATCACCAAACAAATCTTTAGACTCTTTAAGCGTTGGAAAGAGTTTTACAAGTGCAGTCCTATTACCTGTAAAAGCCTTAGCCATTTTTCCTGCAACGCTTGAAACAGGCTCACCCGCAACAGTTGCCGCATCCAAAGATAAAGCCAGCAACCCTTGAGCCGTATCAACATCTTTAGTGGCACGAACCAACTTACCCATAGCAGGTCTAAGGTCGTCATCCATAATCCCTGTTTCCAGAGATAAGGTTTCAATAAATTTATCGTTCTGCGTTAAGGCAGCTTTAGTTGCACCAGCATTTTTTACAAGTTGAGTATTTAAAAGTTGTGTTGACTTAGCATCAGCCGAAGCTGCTTTAGCCGCATCCAACAAAGTATCTGCAATAGCCTTGATACCGAAACCGATACCAACCGCACCAAGAGCCTTACCTAAACCGCCAAAACTAGACTTAGCCTTTCTAATACCTGAATCGTCAAACTTAGATAAGAGTTTAATAATTGCGGACATTTAAAATAGCTTTCTATTAACAATTTTGGAATACTTTTCCCACACCAATTTTACTTCACTCTCCATACCTGGAATAGAAGCATCACCAGCCTTATAAAAGAAGTTGTATAAACCTGTTGCCTTGACTTTACGAATCAATGCTTCACCTTGACCATTGTTTCTGTGCCTACGCACACCGCCTTTATACGCATACTCTCTTGTAGTCGCATACTTAGATCTGCCTGCACCTTTACCCGCAGTTGAAACCATAGATACACCAGGCGACCTTAGCCAAATACCAAACAAGCTAGTAGTAGTTGCTTTTAGTGATCGGCTAGAAGTAAAACGTGGAATAACGTTATCGGGTGCAATAACTCGGTTTTTGTATCTACCGCCAGTCCAACTCAAACGACCTTCACCATTGTTATTGAATTTACGGTCATCCATGCTCGTGCGAGTTCTAGTAACGCTCATACCAGACATAGGGGCAGTCTTAGGAATAACATCTCTAATCTGTTTTTCCGCAGGCTTAGTAATTGCCTTCATCTCTTTGAGCATTTGCCTACGCAAACCAGGCTCAAGTTGATTCAAAGCCTTTAAAACAGGTTTTGCATCAAAAATAACGTCAGGGTTCTTAGCAAGTGCAGCTGAACGCTTAGAAAAATTAGCCATCTCCACCGCTCCGCTGATACTGCAACGCAAACAACATAGTATTCAACATCCGATCAGTTTCCTGCATCAAAACAGAAGGGGCAATACCTGTAGCAACAGCAAGATTAGCAATCAACCAGTGATGCGAATCAACACCTAAACTGTTTATTCTTTTGGGTCTGCAACCTCAACTTTTGCAACACTATCAATCCAAACATCAAACTCTTGTGTAGTTTTCTTTAATCTCAAAACCGCTAACCAAGCAAGATAAAGCAGGTGTGTAACTTTCTCTAACTTGTCAATACCAATGTTAAAGTAGGCTTCCCACTTCACTAAATCACTTGCAGAAGAAAGCACTTCAATAACAGTGCCATCAGTCAACTCTATGCGTAGGGATAGTTGGTTCATTATGCGGTAGCTCTGCTAACTGTTCCGTTTGTTGGCCATGTAACAGAGAAGGTGCTTAGATCACCAATCTGACCTGAAACAGGTGTTAGGTCTAGCACTGTGCAAATCGCTGTGTAAGCAGGGTTAGCTGAACCTACTGCAGAACTTGTTGGCTTGATAACTACAGTCGCATTGCTTCCTAGTAGTGGCCACAAAGTAGCATCTACAGTTGAAGCTGCATAATCCTGATTGAAAGTAAGAGTCAAAGAACCTTCCTTCAAACCTGCAACACGAGTAACCCAAGTGCTACCAAAAGAAGTAGTAGTTACATCGTTAGCTGAAGCCTTTAGCTCAACCTGTGTAAGGTATGAAGCCAGTGCAGTCGATCCATTGATTGAAACGCTGAAGTCTGTTGCGACAAAAATTGCCATTTATTATCCTTTTTTATTGTGCGTATACTTGAACCGAAAACTCGGCACTCAAATAGTCTATACCGCCAAGAGAGACGGCTCCGATAGCACTTAATTCTCCGACAAACACCTCAAAGGCATTGCCACCTAGAGTGCGATCAGACTCTAAAGCGTATTTGACTGAACCTGAACCTGGTGCAACTAAAACATCCATATCACGCTGGGCTGTCCGCTCACTGACACGCCCCAAAACAACCGTAACTTGAAAAGTGTATTCTGCCATAGAACGCTGATTCTGTTGATTGTAATTGACTTTTGTAAGCCCAATCATTGCCATAGGTGGGTTCACTAGATCAGGGAGCGTATCAACAACCCTAAGTCCTGTAATAGTTTGTAGGTTAGTTGCCAGCCCTTGTCTAAGTTCGCTGATACTAGCCATTACGCACCTGTTCTTAGCAGGCGGTAAGGATTGATTAGTTGTGCAACATCACCATCAATGTTTGCCCCAACACGCATAATGCCAATATCTGAAACACCTGCAACACCTAGCGGAGACTCTAGGCGTTTAAACAATCTGGAAGCCTGAATAATTGCAGCAAACTTTATAGGTTCAGGCGTGGTTGCCCAACCAAAAGTTCCAGTAACTTTTACTAACGCCATGTCTGCCCAAACAGGGAACAAATAGTTATCGGTTGCAGTAATCGCAGTGTAAGGCGAATAAGCTCCGTTAGCACGTTGATTAGGGTTTAGCAGCTGATAGTCCCCTGCTTCCCAAGTTGTATCAAAGATAAGCGGATCAGTGCTAGAAGTCTTAATCTCGGTTATGGCTTGTGCATCATCAATCCAACACATAAAACCATCGTTAGCTTGATAGTAGCGAACTTCACCAGGCGAACCTGAATAGAAGTATCTGTTGCAGTATTGGTCAATCATTCTGGAAGCAGAGTTAATGCTGTTCTCAAGTAACAAATCATCAATAGTATCTGTAATTCGTAGAGCTGCTTTTACATCTGCAAGAGTGCAGTAAGCGTTAGTAACGGCCAAAATAAACTCCTAAAGTCAATCTCTAGTTTACCTTCCAGCCCGCTATACGTTGCTTCAATTCAGTAGTAGAAATGCCTTGAGTGTAAGGAACATAAACAAGCTGTATTTCAAGGTCATCTAACCAAGCCTGCGTAAACTGCATTTGAGCATAATAATCACGCCTAGCCCAATCATCACCAATCACAACAAAATCAGGCATAACATCTGTAATCGCAGGTTTACTATCTGCTCCAGCAAGATTAGGCACAACACGATCCACATACTTGCAACCCAACAAAATCTCTGCACGTTCGTTATACGACATGATAGGCGGTTTGCCCTTATACGCCTGAATAAAAGCATCAGTATTCAAAGCCACAAAAACCCTGCCATCATCACCTGCAAGCCTTCTACAAGCCTTCAGAAAGCGTACATGCCCACTATGAAACAAGTCAAACGTGCCACCTGTATAAACTATCTTTCCCAAGCGTTTACCCTCCGAATCATCAAATCCCACTCACCGGCAGAGAAATCCTCGGCCGCCACCTTCGCCTGAAACAAACGCTGATTAGCCTGAAAAGTCCGATCGTTCTGAGAGTGAAACCCAGAATTCAAAGTGCTGGAATTATCATGCCCAAGCTCAGCGTTAATAAACTTCGCCTTCACGCCAGCTGCCAGCAACCTACGCTCATAATCGTTGTCCTCAAAATAAATCGGGTGAAAACGCTCATCAAACAAACCTGCCTTCAACACCGCACCTTCACCAAGAACAAACCCGCTCCACTTAGGCATAATGCTTAGAAAGTTGATTGCTTCAGTATCAACCTGCTCACTGATCTTCTTTAACGCTCCAGGCTCAAAGACAGTATCATCATTGACCAGCAACCAATACGGAGCAAAAGGAGTGCTTTTAATTATCAGGTTTAATCCCCCCGAATAACCTAAACCATGTGGAAGCTGTATAAACCACAGGTTTTTTACAAGTTCAGGTTTTACAGGCTGATACTCACGCTTACCCGAATTATCTACAATCACAAGATGCTCAACAGGGTAATCTATTGACTGCAATAAGCGATCTGCTAAGTCAAACCTAGAGTAAGTAAGAAACCCTAAAACAGGTATCACTTGCTAGATAACTTCTTTATTAGTGGTCGCCAAGACTCTTTATAAACCTTGTCCGCATCATACTGTTTAGCAAAAGCAATAGTATCTGGGAACTCTTGCCTGCCACGCTGATACGCCTGCTCCAACGCATCCACTACCCCAGACACAAGTGGAATATTGAACCAAGTGTGTTGCCCTGCATCCCAGAACGGTTGCCCATTGACTAGGAATGAATCAGGCGAAGCAAGCTCTGCCGAAGCTGCAAAGTTAGAAGTGATTATAGGAACACCACAAGCCTGTGCTTCAATCTGTGGAACGCCAAACCCTTCACCATAATTACAGAACAAACCTACATCCCAAGCCGAATAGATAGCAGCTAACGTTTCTTGACTAATTCCGTAGCTGTAAGCAATCGGATCAACCATCACAACCTTTTCTGATGGAACACCACAAGCCTGCAAAATGTTAGGCAACACAAAACCAGACTGCTTGCCATAAGGTTCAGTATGTAAATACAACACAACGTCATCATGTTTACTAGCAAAAATGGCGAACGCCAAAAAGTTTTCTGCAACCGCTTTACGATGTATGAATCCCCCTGCTTTGTTAGCAAAGTTCATGCCAACAACAAACTTATCTTTACCACCAACAAATTCTCTACCAGACTTACCTTCAGGCAAAAGTTCTGTAGGTTTGAACAGGTTTGTGTCTATAGCGTGTGGAATGTATTCAGACTCAAGCCCTGCGTTTTCAATCATCGCCTTACCAAACTTACTCATCGCAATAGGCGTAACATTAGGCTTCCGCAACCAATTCAAAACCTTTTCAGGTGCAGGCTGATGATCTATAGGAGTCCACGAAGCAATCGGGATTGAATCTAAAGCAGGATTATCTAAAACCCAAACATCGTAAAGAGTAATCATAAACGCAGGCAAACCAGGGTTCTCCGCCTTCCAATGAGCATGATGAAGGGGCATAACATCCGTAGAATACTGGGTCATGCCACGAGAATAATGTGGGATAAGCCCTGCACCTGTTTCAATCTGACTATTCACACCTTCCCCACCATAGTTAGAAAGCATCGCAACCTTATGCCCATCCTTCACAAGCCGTTTAATAACCTGTTGAGATTGAGTGCCATAACCTGTTGGCTGATTGAGTGAATTGGAATACCAAGAAATAGTTGATTTAGTCATGCCCTAAGCATAATAGAAAACACCCCCCAATTCTGGCCTACGCACCAAAAAAGGGGGGTGAAATCTAAGAGAGTAAAGAAGCCTTAGCTTGCTCCACCCTTGAACTTCTTGATGTTTGACTTCTGCACTAGAGCAGAGTCCAATCTCCAAGTTGCTCTCCAAGTAGCCAAGTCGTTACCGAAGGCATAGTCATCAGAGCGGTCAATCTGAAGTCCACCAGCGTTTCTAATGTATAGAGACTTTAGATCTCCAACAGCAAGAGAGTTAACACCAGTACCAGCAGAAGGCATTGCAGGGGTTTCAATAACAGGAACGCCTAGAACTAGGTCTCTACGATCCTTTGAATCGCCAACCTGGAACACATAGTTACCTGCAGTGTCCTTTAGCTTACGCAGAGCTGCAATAGATGTAGCGTTTGCAAGCATTGCGAAAGAAGGGCGTTGACGTAGAGAACCGTCAAGGCTGTAGATAAGGTCAATAACGTTATCTGCAGTGAACGCACCTGATACACCAGTTGAACCAGTAACACCAGTCCCTGCAACAGCAAGGAAACCTGTATTTTCGACCGAGCCAGTTCCGTTAACAATCTTGTCTGCAATCGCATAACCGAAAGCATTACCAAACTGTTCAGCAAGGAATGCAACAATGTTCACACCAGAATCTGCAATAAGTTCACGAGATAGCTGTGCTAGTGCAGAGAACTTGTATGCACCAAGAGTTGTGAACGCATTGAAAGTAGGCTCTGAAGTTCCGATAGAAACACCCTGACCAACGATTGTTGCGGTTGAGAAAGTTGCCTGTGAAGGAATCTGTAGGTTCTCTCCACCAGCGGTGTTGATTACAGTTGCATACTCAAGCAATGGGTTTACTAGACGTGCAACCTTAACGATTTCTTCGTAGAAAGATGTTGGCACTGGAGCACCTGTAGATGAACCTGTGATTGCTCTGAACTCGTGTCCACGAATTTCGCCTGCAGCCATCTTACGAAGGATCTCTGCATCGCCATTCAAAGCACTTGCACCAGCGAAGTCAACTGTTGCTGACTGCATTGCTTCTGCAACCTTAGCTTCACGCTGCTCCATCTCAATAACTTCATTTGCTCTGTTGATGACGTTAGTCATCTCTTGGTAGGTTGCTTCTTCTTCACCAGTTAAAGCACGACCTTCAGCTGAATCCAAAAGTGCCTTAGCTTCATGCCAAGCCTTTGCTTTTGCTTCAACCTGTTTTGCGATAAATTCGCTCATGGTTTGTTCCTTTCAAGAACATAAATAAATAGGATTTTGTTTTTTTGACCCAGAGATAAACTCACATAATCAGAATTAGGGGATAAACACGCCTAACAAATAAAGTCTAATAGCACAAAAGATACACGCTTAAAAAGAAAACCCCCTGGGACAAATCAGGGGGAAAGAAATTAGCTTCTTTTTTAAGGCAAACAGAGAACGAGAAAACTGCTTACCTAACTACTATACACGTTGCATCAGCAAATCAAGCTGTTTCTTTTTGAGATCTAGCAAGGCTTGTGGATTAGAAACTTCAGGGTCTTTCTTTAGAACTTTCCCTAAAGTATCTGTTAGCAGCTCTCCCTGACGTTCAGTAAGTTCATCGCCCGCTTCAAGAGCAAGCAACGCATCAGTCAATTCTTCTGCACTAACCCCACGCAGTTCGGCTAGTTGCATAATCTTTTCAGATAGTTCAGTCATAGCTCTAACAGTGGCTGTGCCATCCGTAGCGGTATAAGCAGGGAAGGCAACACCAACACTAACTTCATGCACGTTTACACGCTTTAGCAAACGCTCACTAGGGGAAGCCCATTCATCTCCACCCGCAGGAATACGGAAGCCGAAACTAAACGCAGTAACATCCCCACGCTGAATACTCACAGCTGCATCACGCCCCGCCTGTGTGTCTGGCAGATCGGCTTCAACAAACAATCCACGCTCATCTTCCATAAGACGTAAAGTGCCTGCACGAGTGCTACCCAAAACAATACCTGTATCGTGATTCCACAAAAGTTTTACATCATTACGAGATTTTAGAGAATCGGCGAAAGCCCCACGCTCAATAGTCTCAATGAACGGCAACGGCTGTGAAGGTGAATTGAATACAGCTGCATAACCACGCAGGGTCATGCCATCACCTTCAGAACGAATCTCTAAATCCTGAACTGCAATACGCTGTTCAATGCCAGACTTTACACGCTCACCCCGATTATGCAATTCAACAACTTTCTGCGGATCAACAAAACGCACTGAATCTGTTTCTTCATCCATGTAATTTCCAGACAAATCTACTTCTGCAGGCACAACTTCATCAACAACATCTACAGGCTCACCCATAGAGTCCACAATCTCACACAACTCATAAACAGTTTCAGCGAGCTTCGCAATAGTTTCTAACGCATCGCCCTTCAGCTTGTAAGCCTTATCCTGTAATTCACTCAAAACATAACCTTCCATTTGTCTAACATCAAGTTTACCTGCATCAACAGCAACATCCCTAGTATCATCAGACAAACCATTTACCCAAGACTGCCCAGGTGTCCCGCCCCACGCATCCCACGCCACTCTGCCTGGACTCGGGTAACCTTCTTCACCAGAGTTAAAACCTGTAGCACCCTTAACAGAATCTTCCTGACGAGCAAAAAAACTTATCATCCTGTTTACTGTTTCGCCTGAAACATCTGCACCCGAAGCAAGTTGAACAGCCCTAGCCCTACCAACATCAGTAAAACCATCGCCAGCCAAACCTTCACTGATCCACTGCAACGCACGTTTAGCAGCTACCGCAACACCCGCAGGCGGACTAAAACTTTCATTAGGGTCAACAGCTCTTTCCCCACCAACAGGGATACCTTCAGCTAAAGAAATAGCAACCATTTGTGCAATCGCTTCTGCCTTAGTTTTATGTTCCCCCAAAACTTCCCCATCATCTTTAACTGTGTTCCAACCTGTAGGAACTTGCTCAATAAAATAAGGCATTAAGCACCTGTCTCATAACTGCCATCAGGAACAGTCGTAGGATTCTGCAACTGAACCGTAGGCAAACCAGTATGACCAATCTTAGGAAGCCCTAGAACAGTCAAAACATCTTCAGGCACAAACCCTAGAGCAATAAGTTTCTGTGCCATATCAACCTTAGTTTCATCTTCATTTAGTGAAGCAGCTGAAATATCTACGTTAGTTAGTGGAACACGCACAACATCGCCACCGTCAATAGGTCGCATATTCTCTTTACGTCTAACTTCGTTAGTGCTAAGAACACCGTTCTGCAACAGTTTGCTATAGCCTTCAATGCGGGTAGCGTAATCTCCACGCAACAGATCATCAGTGCTAAACGCTAGAAACGCTGAATCAGGTAGCAACTGACTAAACGCATCTTCAAGTTTCGCCAACCAAGGCCTAAGCGTATGAGTTACAAAGGCAATTTGCTTCTGCTCAATACTGTTGTAGCTCTGCCCACCATTGTTCAAACCAATCATGTCTGTCGGAACACGATACGCTCTAGCAACATCTTCAACAGCAAGCCTACGAGAATCCAACATCTGTGCCTGATCGTTAGCAATAGTAGTTGGCTTGAATACTGCACCGCCAGAAAGAATACCTGTCTTGTGTGCTTTACGGAAACCCTTGTGCTGACGGTCAAAGCTCTTAGCAAGGTTCTCTGCCTGTTCAGCGGTCAACGCACCAGGATACTCAATAACACCTTGAGTCAATGTTCCCTGCCCGAAGAAACGAGCTGCAAAACTTTCTAGGCTAATTGCTAAACCTATGTTTTCTCTAAGAGTGTCTATCGGAGATTTACCCCTAAACTCACCTGGCATCAAAATAGATCCTGAAATGTGTAGCACTTCATCACTAGACAAAACCTTGTTGCCTTCAGTTGTAGTGGTATAAAACTTTTGCCCCAACGCATTACGAGAAACCTGAACACTCAAAGGGTTCAAAATAACCATGTTTACAATCTCGCCACGACTATCTCTAAACAAACGCACAAACGCATTACCGTCAACAAGCAAGCTAATCATTGTTTGTTGCCAAAACGCTACACTAGGCATCGCCATATCAGGCTTAGAAACCCAAGCAGGCTTCGGGCGGTAAGGGTAAGCAATACCATCTCTGCGAACATAAGTATCAACAGGCAACGCTGAAACAGTATCGCTAATCAAAGACACACAAGCCCAAACAGCGTTTACAGTAAACGCAGTGTTGTAGTCAACATACGCTGAAGATTGTGTTTCATACGAAGTCAGATCACCTGCACCCCACAACGACTGAAAACTAATAGCCCTAGACTCACCAGACAAATTACCGAGCATTATTTACCACTCTTTTCCCACGCCAAACCAAACAACAAAACACCAACACCAGCAAGAACAATACCTGCAGGAAGAAAAACTAATCCAGCTCCAACAGCAATCAACGCTATTCCTGAAGCCTGTAAAATCGTAGGTAACAAAATTATCCTTAGAACGAAAAGAACTCTGGCAACGCCATCGTTTCTAGTTTACTTGTTGCTCTATCATAGGCGATAACAAACGCCACACCAGCGTCAATCTTGCGGGGTGAATTACGGCTTTCCTTCACAATGCGTGGCCCAATGTTATCTATCTTCAAAACACAATTATCCAAATGCCTAGCCAACAGCGGATTACCGTCATGCGTTAGCGTAGCTTCAGTAACAGAATCAAAGACTTTAGAACAAGCTGCAACCATCCTGCGGGGAGATGTAGAAGGGAACTCAACCACAGGCAAACCCAAATCCTGTAGCACCGCCATAGATCGTTGCCATCTAAAAGGGTCAAAAGCAAGTTCCTTGACGTTCGGATGCGACTGGCAGAAAGCAATCAAAGTCTGCTCAACTTCAAGCGTGTCCACACGCCAATCATCCAAATCATCAGCCTGTTTCTCCCACGCCTTCACCAAGAAAACGTGCGGTTTATCATCCCTAGACTTAGGAACAGTAACACCCACAATCGCTGTAGTATCTCCGCTAAACGAGCCGTCAATGCCCAACACAATCTCATCAAACTCACCCACAACAACATCAGTATCAGCAAGCGTGTCCCAAACACCTGCAGGCAACCAAGTATTTTGCGAGTTCACCCACTGATTACAACGCTTAGTTCTAAACTCCGCTTCAGGCGTTCTACCAACAACAGACTCAAAATCTGCTTTAGAGTTCAAATCACCATAACCAGGATTAGCCTTAACCCAAGTATCTTCGCTTCTATGATCCGCATCAAGCGGTGCTTCCCACCACGCCATGTAGAAACTATCATCAACAACTTCACCACGAGCAACCTTTTGCCCATACTGATACAAACCATAAGCAGTGCTATCCTGCCCAGAGCTATCGCTTTTCACACCACAAGTAGTAGTTGCCAACATAATAGGTTGCCTACGAGAAGCCATAGAGAGCTGCATAACATCCCACATCGCACGATCTTTCAACGCATGAACTTCGTCAAAAATAACCGCACTAGCGTTCAAACCTTCCTTAGAATACGCTTCCGCACTAAGCACTCTCCAGATAGAACCTGTTGCAGGTATCTCAATCACATCCCGATAAACATTACACATCGCA